ACCGTTACAGCAGCGACAGACCAAGTAATCGTTGTGTGCTCTGCTGATCCAGGTGCAGCTACGATTTGCTGGAGTGCTGAGAGAGCAGCAGCTTAATTAACCAAGGAAGTGTTATGACTTTAGAGCAATTGAAAGCAAGAAGTGTTGAGCTACAGAACTCCATCAACATGACTACGAATCAGGTATTTGTACTTCAAGGCCACAAGCATGAAGTCGAATATCAGATTAAAGTGGCACAGGAAGAAGCTGATGCTCTTGCAAACCAGGTTGAACCTCCTGTAGTATAACGGTTCTTAATGGCTGGCACTTACTTACCATTGGATTGTCCCCATAGTGAGACGTGTTGGCCATTTCCCTAATACTATAAGGAAGTAATATGGATATTAAGTTAGCGGAAGCATTATTAAGACGTAAAGAGTTAGCAGAGAAGTTAAACGTACTACGTCATTTCAAAGACAACCACGCATTTTACGAAGTTCGCGGTCAACGTGTGAAAGTAACTGAAGGATTGGAAGACATTAATGTCAACTACCCTAAGCTTGAAGTCTCACAGGTTACGGCTGAATTTGATTACGTTGCCAAACAACTACGCTTAGTAGACGCTCTAATCCAGCAAGCCAACTGGACTACTGTTCTTGAAGTAGACCCAATGGTAATGGAAGCATTTAGCGCAAAAGCGTAACACCGAGTTAGATAGCTGGATGGTATGAGAAAGGCCGCTAGGAGCCTTAATCCTAAGCAGCAGTACTGTTGCGTTGCCAGAGCATGTCTGTAACATGCTATAACTGTAGCTCAATTGGTAGAGCACTAGACTTTTAATCTGGGTGTCGCTGGTTCGATTCCAGCCAGGTATCATTCATTGAGAATGAATTACTGATCTTGAATTCCGATTACTTTTACAGCTTATATCCGAAGTCTCGACTGACCGATTAATGCGTTATTCCCCGCAGTGACGACACAGGGGTACGCTAGAAAATCCGCTTTCCGACTACGATAATTCCGACTAACCAACTCATAATTCAGCTATCCTTTTATTGTTCAAAGACAATGCTATACTGAAGATGATATCTGTGGTTTTTTTTAGCGTCCTTACCTGAAATTACTCCACTTTTTCCACAGATATCCTTAACAGGGATTAGCATGAGAATAGTACGCCAAGGATTGGTGTTCATCTTTACCACTTATCTATCACTGGCCTATCTGGTCGGGTGTGCTCATTTTCATCGAGTAAAATTTAACAGTCAGCCATGTATTATCCCGTTCACAGGGTATGACTATAAGACTTGCAAAGCGATTCGAGTGAGCGTAGATGATAAGAAATACACCATACCTAAAGGTTTTGAGACGGATTTGGCGAGCGTTCCGCGCTTGTTATGGCCAATTTTTTCACCTCAATATTCAGGCTTCGTGGCTCCTGCAATCCTCCACGATTACTTATATCGCTGTCCTAATGACATTACTCGCCAGTACGCTGATGAAGTACTGTACTCAGCATTAATCGCAGAAAACGTAACCCCATTCACCGCATCTAAATTCTATTTAGGAGTTCGCCTATTCGGTGGCTCTCACTTTGAACATGGAGTGTGCTAATGACTCATGAAGAGACGTTTCAGGCTTGCATCAAATCTATTCTTGCGCACGAAGGTGGTTTATCCATAGATAAACGTGACCCAGGTGGCGTAACGCAATGGGGTATATCACTTCGATATTTACGTTCCATAGGATATGACATTAATGGAGACGGTAAAGTCGATAAGGAAGACATTATAGGTCTTCCGCTGAAAGGTGCAATAGGTATTTACAGAAAATATTGGTGGGACAAGTACCGATATGCCGGATTTAATGAACTCGTAGTAGTAGAGAAAGTGTTCGACCTAGCCGTTAACATGGGTGGCATGGCGGCTCATAAGTTGCTTCAGATTGCTATCAATCGCTTGAGAGAGCAGCCCATTACAGTTGACGGACTACTAGGTGGACAAACTTTTGGAGCAGCTAATTCCACGGATGGAACCAAGCTGCGTCAAGAGCTAAGGGAGTGTGCCAAGCATAGGTACACAGAGATTATTGCAGCGAATCCTGCCATGGAATGGGCGAGAAACGGATGGATGAACAGGGCGCGGTGGTAAAACGCCACACAGAATCGAATGAGCAAATAGCAGCCATGGATTGGCTTAGAGCACAACACCCTAACATAGCATTACACACGCTACATATTGGGAATGAGCGAAAGGCTAGCTACTACGCTGGCTACATTATGAAACGGATGGGCGTACTTAAGGGTGCGAGTGATCTCTTCATGGCGTGGCCTTGTGGAGGCTTCCATGGGCTATTCATTGAAGTCAAATCCAAGATAGGCAGACCAAGTGCTGAGCAGAAAGCATTCTTACAGAGAATGAAGGACGTGGGCTACAGAGCTGAGATTTGTTACGGTGCTGAAGAAGTAATCAGCACCATGAAGGATTATCTATCTTCTCACCAGGGGATTTCATCATCCTCTATGCCAGCGTCATAAGACTTGTCTTTAGGAGCGGCAGCGTGTTCTTTCGATTTTGGCATAAGCTTCAAGTCGTGCGCTATTACGAAGAACTTTGTGCGCTCCTGACCGTCTTGAGTAGTGTATTTCTGGTTATCCATTTCGCCTTGGATATACAGCAAATCACCCACGCTCACGTACTTCTCCGCAATCTCAGCAAGTTTATTGAATAGGGTGACGTTGTGCCATGTAACCTTCTCAGTCTTCTCACCGTTCTTGACGAACTTCTTAGAAGTCACCATGCTGCAATTGGTAATCTTCACGCCACTGCCAGTAGTCTTCGTGTCAATCTTACCGACTCGGCCTAAAATCGTTCCTTGGTTAACCATGATATATCCTTATAGTTTCAGTAATTGTTGCGTAAAATGATGTGCGCCTTCCCAGCCCAGCTCTTCAATACTTCCGACTTCATAGTAGGCTAAAGCCTTGGCTAATCGTTCTTCAGTAAACTGTTTCTCAGTGATGAGTTCTTTAATCTTAATATGCAATCGAGCTGCTTCCTCGCTATCTTCTGCTTCATCTCGATGTTCTTCGTCTTCTTGAGGCGTTTCGATAGAGACCTTATGTTCCTCAGTTGCCACTGATCCATAAACCACGTCCACATTGCTGACTCCTTGCTTAGTGAGAATGTCCTTTTTCAACCGCTCAGTACGTGAACCTTTGTGCTCAGATGGAGTATATTCACCATCAATGATGTAATCCTCAACCTCTTCACGGGACTTAATGCCCTTTAAAGCATCAGGGAACGCATCACGTAAGCAGAACCCTCTAGCTCGAAGCTTCAACATGCGCTCAGGGTATTGATTCCATACTCCACCCTTGGCAAGCAGACCCGCTTTCTTCGCCATATCCAATGTGAAGACGCTCTCCTTATCAGCCTTCCCTTTACGTTTAACCGTACAGTTATAGCCGATTACTGCGTCATTCTTCACGATTGGAGTCTCGATAATGTCATCGAACTCACGGTGGGACATACACAGGGCAAGCATTTCATCACCCCACATTACTGCTTTACCATTGACGATGGCAATACATTGCATTGCTTGTTCAGGTGACATTCCAATCTGATAGCCTAATGCCCAGCACAGAAATAAATCTTGTGGCTTACCTCTGAATGACTTAGGAACCAAGTCTGATGTAGCCAGCTGACCTGCTAACTTCATATAGTGTGGTGCTAATTCTTTGGAGAACAAACTGTCATCTAACCGACCAGTTCTCATGTGATTGACTTCCAGCGATTTCTCGCTAACCGTTGCTAGCTCTGTAGTTTCCATGTGATCCCTCACTTTATGTTAAAGACTCGTGTACCTTTCTTCGTGGCCTTCCAAGTGGCCAACATTTCACCGTCTTGCCCCACAAGATATTCAGCGTTCCCCATGTGCGACATGAGTTCCATCTTCATCTTATCTTCCTGCTCCGTTAAATCTTTTATCGAAGCTTTGACATTCATGAGTCCTACAAGGGCATTAGCTGTCCTGAAGTTTGATTGAACTATTTTGTCTGGATGAGGTTTGGGGAATTTTAATCGGCAGTCTGAAGTAGAAATGGGATCGGGTTCAATACGGTTCTGAACACAACGCCAGAATTCAATGTCTGCTTTAAGGATGAGGTCTTCGAGAGCTGCGTCACGCTCGTATATGAATTGCTTGTACTCCATGCCTCCGATGAGCACAGCACAGTAACCTCTAGTGGCATTAGTGATAAGGCACTGCTTGGCGACTTGAATGAGATACACCAGAGGAATGCCATCTGTAAGTGCCATGTCCCATTCTTTTCGCTGGAAACTGTTGGCAGACTTAGCCTCAATGACTGCGTTCTCAGATTCAATCCAGCCATCCAGATTGGCAAATATAAAAGGGTACTCAGGATGATGAACGGTATCTGGGAACGTAACTTGCACATCATTTTCTTCAGCAAAGCGATTGATAATGATTGGCTCTAAAGCATTTCCCCAATATTGCTGCTCAGTCATTTCATTATCTGAGTCGATTGCCCCAATCTTCTCTAGGTATAACTGGTATGGTGTCTTGTATGTAGAGTAACCCATAATGATAGGTGTATCAGACGCACCTATCCCTTCGTGCCTCTTAAGGCGTTGCTCATCCGTTAGCATAATTTTCCTCCCTGGAAAGGATTTATTATACACTACAATCTATATGGAATTCAAACTAGGTTTAGTTTACAATAGCATATT